AAACTGAAGTTGCAGGGTCTATATTTGTTGTTGCAACAAGTAGTTTTGCATTTACATCATCTGGACTCAGACCGTCAAAATCAGTCCAAGTATCAATATTTGCAGTTCTTGAATCTATAAGATCATTTACTAAAAGACCAGAAGTTACAAATCTTCTTTTAAGACTTAAATTAAATATTCCACCTAAATCAACTTTATTTTGAAACTCATAAGAACCGCTTGAATTTATTGGACCAGCAAAATCAATGTTTGATAAATCGTCAATATTTTGTGTCACATCATCAATTAATAATGTTCCATCTAATAAAAGTCCATCAAAGGTTGCATCATAAAATGTATTTACTTTGTCACCTTGAAATGGTGGTACATCTAAATCTTCTCTTTCAGTAAGAATTACTTGATTTGGTTGTGGATCAGGTAATGTGATAATTACTTTTGCTGCATTTTCAGATTTTCTGCCACCATCATCAATATATTTTATTAAATATGTACCCTCTAGAGCAGGGACTTGTGCTTCAGTAACATTTCCAGCAAGTTTGTCAATTATTTCTGTCGCATTTGCAAAAGTAGCTGTTGCACCACTGTTTGGAGTATGCCTTACTGATATACTTCCCCCATGCGTAACATCAACAGAGGTAGAAGGGTTAAATCTTAATCTTGCAAACTGATTTGAGATAGGTTCTATTGTTAATCCGCTTGGATCTTCAGGTAAAGCTGTCTTACCAACAGCTGTAAAAGTTAAGGTAGAAGTAGTTGAACTTAGTTTGCCAAGTGTATTAAGAGATTTTACAGCAAATTTATATGTTCCTAATGTTGATTCAAATAATTCAAAACTTGGTCTTGCAATTCTAATTTTTTCAGGATTATCGTTTTCAAACTGAAATTCTAATAAGTATTCTTTTACACCTTTCACTGGTTCCCATGCAACAAATATTTTAGATACTGCACGATTATTTAAAACAACAATTTGTTCTGTTGCTGTTAAATTACTGGGTGATGGTTTTTCATCTAGTAAAGTTGTTATGTTTTTTGGGCTAAAAGGAACGTTAGTATCTTCAACTTGTGCATATTTATTGACATCATGAATTATGGCTGCAATTTTATATTCACAGTGATTAACCTCCTCTATACTTAACACTCTAAAAATTTGCATTTGAACATTAGAGCTATCAATCGCATAAATACTGTTTGTTTGAGGGATTGATGAAAATGCAGAAGAAACAGTTATTGTTGTACCATCAATAGAAGAAATTGTACGGCTTTCAGTCGATCCATCTTGTAAAATAACACTTAAAGTTGCACCAGAATCGTGAGTTAAATCATTTCCATCTATTGTTCTCCTATCTACAATAATCTGTGTTGTTGAGACCCCTGTATTGATACGGCCACCCTTTCTGACCCCTGCTTTGAGACTATCAGCAATGCCAATAATCGTTGAGGGTCTTACTACAACACCAGCCTCTAAAGTGGCTTTAAAACTTACAGTTTCAACTTCTTTTAAATTTGTATAGAGAAACCATCTTGCAAGACGATTAGCTTGACCTCTAGAAGTACAAGCAAAAGATTTCAAAGTCTTTCTTATTTTTCCAAATTTAGATGTGTAACCTGATAATGCACTTATATCATCTGCACTAACAAATTCAAAATCCAAATCTTGAGTTTCATTGTCAAAGTATGAAACTTCAACTTCTGTAAATTTTGTTTTAGAACCTATGCCAGCATAAGTAAAGCCTTCCTCACTTACATTTGCATTTGTAAATATATATTGAGCGTCTGAAGTGTTAGTGGATGTATTTGTTGGCCTATCTTGAGATATGGTAAGAGACCCAACGCTATAAAATGGCATGGCTCTCATTATTGAACACAAATCATTTATTAAAGAAAATGCACTATTTTTTCGATTTAAAACAACATTGCAACTAAAACGTGGCTCAGTTGTGTTTGTTATCGGATCTGTTATCAATTCACTAGCATAAGCACTTGCAGAATAAAAACTAAAGACATCTAATGTTTCCTCATCAATTACACCGTCTGAACCACCAAAACCTTTATCTGTAGTCAAGATGTCATATAAAACCCATGCAGGATCTGAACACCACTCTTTATCGGTTTTAAATGTTCCGTTAAATGTATATCCATCTGGATATATTACTCTTCCATTATCACTATCAACTGAGGTTCCATGCGGAATCTTGATCTTGGTACCCTTGATTCTATACATCCGCCTTGGATAGCTTTGAAATTCCTGCGCATTAAATCTTAATGCAACATAAGCAAAACCTTGATATGCACTTGTATCTGTATTAATTTCTGTATAACTAGCCCAAGTTGTTTTATTTTGTAATTTTGGATCTGTACCGTCTTCTGTATTTCTTATTACAGTCAACGTCAAAGGAAAATTCATTGTCTTTTCAAAAACAATCTCAAAATCTTTAAAATAAGGACTTGTTGCTTTACCATTAGTAATATCTAAAATTACTGGATTATTAACAGTCCCATCATTTTCTGTAATTCTTACAGAGACTTTTACCTCTGCACCAGTAATGTCACCATCATCTTTAAATTCTTGTAGTTGAGGAATCTGGATTGTAACTCTTAATTTATCAATTGTGTTGTCAGTTATGGTTCTTGATAATCCAACACTTGTTTTTACCTCACAAGCTCCATCTTGAAATGAAGTGTCCTCAAAAGTTGTATTAATTATAAATTTATCACTACCAATAACACTAAGAATATTTTGTGTTTGTGGGTTATCTGTTTGAACAGTTGCAGTAGCAGTTGTATTTTCCCAGTGGATTACTTCACCAACAGAATATCCATGACTTGAAATTTCAACAAGCATCTGATTTGCACCAAGAGCAATACCACTTACAGTTTGTCCACCACTCCCTGCAAGGGTATAAGTTCCTGTTTTTGTAGTAGTAAAAGGTGAATTTGTAAGTGATACACCAACTGGAATAGTATTTTCTGTTGCGTTGATTTCTTTTAAAGCTGTTTGATTACTAGCTCCATTTTTAAAAAATACATCTACATTTGTAAAATTTTCATTTCCTTGTGCATTTTGTAATGGAGTACCATCTAAATATACATTTTTTCTAAAAGTATTAGTTCCAGACCCGCCTACATCTAATATTGAATCAATTTCTCCGTATCCCAGTAAATCAATTACTGTTGCAAATTGTTTTGATCTAAGCCCACCTTCTATTAAATCGGGATCAACTACTTTTCCATCAGGGTCTTTTCCGAATA